CAATTTGGACATCGTTTTTAAAGAGTCGCCCGCCAAAATCAAGCTCAATGGCATAAATGCCGTTGTTTTTTGATCCGCCTTGCCGAATAACCCAACCTTGATTTGTTGTGGATTCTACGCCAGTGCTCAAGTTCTTTGTGCGGCTTAAAGTGCCACCCTCCACAACCTCTAAATTTGCAGGGTACTCGCCATTAATAAAATTTAATGCAGCGCCATCATATTTATTATAGTTTTTAAAAGTAGCGTTATTTGGGGCTAAAGTCATGCCAGCCTTGGCATAGTAAGGATGCTGCCACCCGCCGATACTGGTGTTATCACTTGAAAAATTACAGTAAGTGGCGGATGCCAATTGCTGGTTTGCTTGAATGGCAAAAAAATCTGCAAGGCGCGTTTTGCCTATTCGCTCATCACTAAATATAGCATCGCCAAAACCGGCATTAAAAATCACACTCAGCCGTTGAATCCAATCTGGAGTTCCAAAATACTGAATAACATTTAATGTGATTTGATTGTTGCCGCTAGTTGCTAAAACAGCACCAGTCCATGTATATGGATCAACATTTGAGCTACCTAAAAATGGATTAGTATAAACAATCGAAAAAGTTTTATTTGGATCGTTTGCATTATCCAGCCAATCATAACCGCTATGATTTAAAATTGTTACACAAAACATTTCATACGTTGTAATTCTTATTTGCCCGTATTGATAGCTTATAATTGTGCCATTTTGGCTGCCGTCAGTAATTGGCGTAACATCCTGCCATACAACAAAAGTGCATGGCAAATTGACTAAATTTCCACCAGCACTGATTGGCGAGTTATACGTTCTTTGGGCACCATAAAAATAGTAATTTCTTGTTGCTGTTCCGTAACTGGTTTGAAAATTTGACGTATATCCAGTTGGCACGCCATTCACAATATTTATTTGAGGCGTTAAAACTGGCTGTGTTGTTGGATAATCCGTAACAGACAAACCTATGTCGGCATTATTTATACAATAATCCGTAAATTGGCGCGCGCCATTATCTGGAAAGATTCTGCTTTTACCAAAGCCCAAAGGCAGCGGCGCATATTCTCTTGTTGAGTTGCCAGCACTGCCAATACCCAACAATGCAATACTTCTGTTTTCTTTGCCCCTATCGTTATTGATTTTTGGCTTGCCAGCCAAGGCATTGACAAGTAAATTTAAGGTGATGGTGACTGCAGTGCTTACGATGAAGCTACCCAAAGCAGTTAAACTTGCGGCTGAAACAACAGCTGCACCTGCTTCAAACGTCCAAATCACGGCGGCAGTAAAGAACGGATCACCAGCCAAATGATGAACTTCTATTAAATCATTTTCTAGAATGATTGATTTTTCTACTTCTTCTGCGCTTAAAAAAAGACCATTCTGCTTAACATAAAAAGACCCATTAAAAATATTTAAATCAATTAAAATGGCTTGGATGCTCTTGTTTGGTGTAACAGCAACGTCTAAAGTGTTAAAAATGTCTTTCTTCAAAGGGTTGTAGTAATGCCTAACCGTTATTTTTTTTAACATGGTAAAACCCTTCTAATTTGTTTAAATTAAAAACATCACTTGCCTTTTGCAAAATTGAACTTTCAAAATCTTTGTGCGCGTGCAAAATATAACCATCTTTGTAGTCAAGCCAAATGCCGACGTGTCCAATTAATCCGCTTCTCGAATACATTAAAACCGCGCATTTATCCATAGGCACATCTATTTTAACCAATTTAGCCGCCTCACGCACCATTAAACAACTATATATAGTATTATCGCTGCAATTTGTGTCTATATCTAGAGTTAAATTTAATTCTTTCGACCATACCAACTTTAAAAGTGCCGCGCAATTGTATTGCGCATAAGGCAAGCCAATGTAGTCATCCGTCCACATCAAAATATGCCTTGTGCGTTTTCTGGTGTGTAGAAAAAATCGACGCTTTTTGTATTGATCGTATTGATAAAATTGAGCTCAAAGCTAATGTTTTTTTTGCTTATGGTAATTGCGCCAATATCATTGAATAAAATGCTATAGTCCACAGCATTTGGCGTAGATCGCATTACATGCATAATCTTTAGTGTTGCACCACGCGCGCCGCGCAACCTGTCTATCATCTTGCCTATTTCAGGGTTTAAATTGTCTAAAACAAGGTTCGCTTTCGATTGTTGATTCTCGCCGGCGTCAGGGTACTTAATCGCAAAAGAACTCGGATAATAGGTGTTGCCATTGCTTTCAATTGTTTGATTGTCTTTAACGAAGCGCAAAGGCTGCGCTAGCATTGAGTGATTAAACTCGATGAGCTCTAAAGGGGTATCACTGGCTGTTATCTTGCATAGGTTTTCAATGTAGGCATTGCTGGGCATTATTCATATACCTCAATGTTGAATTTGATTTCCCAAAGCCCTATTAATGGCTCAACATATACATTTTCATTGTTGGATAACGGCTCTGCTTGATAACTACCATCGACCATGCGCGCCAACTGATCTGCATTGGTCTTTGGATTCGTCCAAATAAAATACGCCGCGCCATGATTGATTTTTGATTTATGCCATTCTTTAAACGATAAAAATTCATCTTTCGAACGAACGTAATATGATAGATTGTGAACACTTCTAAGCTTGGTGGTTGTGCGCGTTTGTTTTGTATAGCCATCTTCGAACTCTGTGCGGCTTAAATTTGGCTGAACTCCAAAACTATACTGCTCAATTAAATTTAAATAATTTGGTAAACGTTCCATTTTTTAACCTTTTCTGAAGCCGGCAGATTGCATGGCCTGGGTTATTGACCCGCCATTCGCCATATCTTCTATGAAGATTCGTCTCACTTGACCTGATGGATCTGTGCCGCCGTCCCGCGCCGTTGCGCCACTGCTGTTATTAATGATTTGCACAATGACGTTGCTTTGTGCTTGTTGCTGCGTTTGTTGCGACTGCGCTTCTTGTTGCTGCGCGCCAACGTAGCCGCCATCAGCATAGCCTTTTAATCTTTCTTGCCCTTTAAAGCCAAAATAGGGCACACTTGGGTTGATATTTTTACTAATTAAAGCAATTTTATTCATGTCTAAGCCGCCATTTCCAATCTGTCGCAAACTTTCTAAAAAAGGTATGCCAAGTTTTTGTACTGCTTCTTGAGGCAAAACAAACTCGCCCGCGTGCACTATGCCAGCTGGTTGATATTTGCCGCCATTTCCTGTATATCCACCATCCGCAAAACCTAAAATACTTTTTAAGCCGCTGGATAAAATCACCAAGAGCCGCTGTAGCCTTTTTTGCCGCAATATCCGCCAAGCCCTTTAAAATGTTTTTAAACAGGTTTTTGAAAACCTCGCCAGCATTATTCACATTGGCAATCAGCTCAGAAAATGAGCCTTTTATATTGTCACTGAATACCTTATCAACCGCGAGAATATCGCTAAAACTGGTTTTAAATCGTTCATTGGCTAAAAGCGCATCATTTATATTAATTTTGTAATCCGCAATTGATTTTAAATTGGTGTTTATACTTTCATCTTGAGAAACCGCAAATTCTGTTTGTTTATCCGTATTGTTTACGCTTAAATCCGCTTCAAAACGTCCAAAACTGTTATTGTTTGCGGCTACACTCAAGCGCAAAGATTCGGTTTTTAATGTGTTCTGCAGCTTTAAATAATCGATTTGTTTAAGATACTCAAGGCTTTTGGCATTTTCTGCATCTAGGCTCAATTGATCAAGTTCACGCTTGTAATTTTCATCATTTAAAGACCCGTAAGGGTCTTTGAGTTGTTTTAGTTCCAGCTGCTGCCGCGCTTGATTTAAATTAGTATTGATGTTTTGAATGTTTAAATCAAAGGTTTTAGTATTGAGTTTCTCTTGTAAACTTTTTTGTGTGAGCTTGTTAAAATCTGCAATCGCATTAATATCTTCTTTAAATTTTATTTCTTTTATTGTGGCTTCTGCAGTCAATTCCTGATTGTCCAAAACAAGAGCCGCCCTTTGTTTTAAATACTTTTGCCGCGTGCTTTCTTTGAGTTTGCCGCCATCTAGTGCATTATCAATTTGTTGCACTTTGGCTAAAATTTCTTTGCCTTTTTCTTCTAAAATAGCGTTTTCATTATTAAATTTTTCAATCGCTGCGCTTGTTCTTGCACCGATTAAATCGGTTAAATTTACTGTGCTATTGGCAAATCCTTCCGTTAGTTTTGTTAGCGCGCCTTCTGACAATGTAGATAATTTTGTGCCTTCAATTTCCAGTTTTTTAATCGCTAAATTGTAGTTTTCAGTGATTTGCTGCAAATTTTCTTCTAGAGAATCTTTTTGTTCTTGTGCTACATTTTTGGCAGCAACGACGCCGCCATCACTTTTAGGTATTTTTGCAGCTTTGCCACCGCCACCGCCACCTATTTTGCTAGCAGAACCAAAATTAATAACTTTGCCACCTGTAGCATCTTTTTTTACTTCTTTTGCAACATTGCCATAAGTTTTGTTATTGTAATCCGCGATTTCTTGACGTCTAAAATTGTCTTTTGATTCACTAATTTCTTGTTTTTTATTATTCGCAATTTGATTATTAACGACGCCTAAAACGCCGCTTATCGCGCCTTTAATCCTCGCCATGGCTGCTTGAGCCATTGACACAAGGCTATTAAATGCAGTGCTTGCCCCGCCTAGAATATCAATTCCCAAAAAATTTCCAATGCCGCTCAATGCGCTCAAAATGTTATTTCTTGCTTGCGTTGCAAAGCCACCAAGGCTATTAAATGCATCAGCAGCATAGTTTTTAATATTATTAAACACGTTTATCGCGCCATTTTGAACATTGTTTAAAACATTAATCGCATTTGCCCATGCGCCGCTAAAAAACTTAGATGCAGCGCCTATTTTTTCAAAGATACTATTCTTAATGGTGTTAAATGCGCTAGCCGTAGCATTTTTTAAAATATCAAATGATGCCTTCACAACATCACTCAATTTTTGAGTTTGCCCGCCAATACTAATAAAAGTTGCGTTAAATTTTTCTTTAATCGCGCTAAATGTAGCCTCGCCTACTTTAAACGCCGCCCATGCTGCCGCCGCTACAAGCGCAATCCTGCCTAAAACAACCGCAATCGGCAATAAAGCCGCGCCAAAAGCTGTTGCCCCAGCTGCAAGCGTCGGGAATGCTATGCCAAGCCCTGCCAAAGCAGCGCCGCCTATTTTTAATGCGCCGAAAGCCGCGCCAACACCAGCAATAGCTAAGCCAACGTTAGCCAAAAGCGGTGAAAATTTAACCACTTCAGCGATGCCAGTCGCGATGCTAGATAAAACGCTAGTAACCACACTAATCAATGGAACAAGGGGCGCGCCAAGATTGCTAAATCCTTCACTCACATTATTTTTTAATAGTTGGAACTGCGCACCAATTTTTTCTAAGCTTGTATTAAAAGATTGCTGAACGCTGCCCGCATAATTCGATGATTGCGCAACCTTATCGAGTTGCGACTTATAAAGCTCTAAATTATTAATTAATTTTAAAATCGCTTGGGCATCTTCGCCTTTGCCAAATAATTGCCCTATCGCGTTGTTTTGGCTAGTTTTATCAAGTGTTGCTAATGTTTCAAGAAGCTTTAATAAAGCACCTTGTCCATCTTTGGCAACAAGTTTGCTAAAATCGGTCACACTAAAGCCAAGCTTGCCCATAGCGTCTTTAAAGTCTTTAGTGCCAGTGTTAGCCGCTGCAAGTGTATTTAAAAGGCTGTTTATGCTTGAGCCAGCAACCTCGGGTGCGCTGCCAAAGCTTAACAAGCTTGCGCCGAGTGCTGTTACCTGTTGCGCGGTTATGCCAAATGCTTGACCAGCACCAGCTGCACGCTGCACAACGTTAGTTAAGTCTACTTCTTTAACGCTTGCAGTGCTGTCGGCTATTTTATTAATGGCATCAGCTACCAAGCCAATATCTTTAACTGCTAGCCGATACACATTGCCAATTTTCCCAAAGCTTTCACTTGCTGCCTCGGGCAAAATTTCAAAAGCAGAGCTGACTTGCGCAACTAGCTTTGTATAATCTTTTAACTCATTAATAGGTATATTCGCTTGCACTCCACCTTTTGTAATTTCTGCTAGCTGCGAGGTTGTAAGCGGTATTTCCCTGCTCAAAGCTTGAATGTCGCCACGCAATTTATCTAGTGTTACGTTCTCAAAGCCGCCAACCTGTTTAATCCCGATCAATGCATCATTTAATGTAATAGCGTCGCTTGCCGCGCGCTTAAAAGTTGAGCCAATGACTGCAGTAGCAGTAGCAAGACCAGCGGCTTTTATACTTTCCAATGACTCAGTCGTGCCTTTTAACTCCAAATTCAATTCGCGGGTTCTTTGCTTCAGCGCCACTTGAGCGCGCGCCAATTCATTTGTGCTTGCAACGCCACTTTTTTCTAAGGCAGTGTACGCATTTTTTAATGCGATTATCTCACCCTTGAGCTGGTTATCGCTTTTGACATTAAAAACTGAATTGATAAGCGTTCCAGCTTTTTTAGAGGCATCACCAATGCCTGTTAACTGGCTAGAGAACTCTTTTGTAATCGCTTCAATTTTGCGCATGCCAGCACTGTAGGCATCGGCGTCAAGGGTTATTTTAACGTTTGTGCTTAAATCGCTCATTTACTATATTCTTTTACAAAGTTTTTAAATTCTTGGTTTTCAGCCTGCGCCAGCCGTGAAGAATTGGCATTTTTAATAAATTCGTGCCTGTCAAAATCTTGAGCTATTTCTAAATAATCCAAAAATTCTGTGATCGTCATTTTATTAATATCATTCATGGAATGACCATGTTTTTTCAAAAAAGCAATTTCTTTTAAGCCGCTGTTAGCGTCGTTTTGCCCAGCATAACCGCTGATTTTAGTGCGCCTGCAAACTTTCCCAAGAAAAAATCACTGTTCAATTTAACAATATTAATTAAAATTTCAATCGCATCATCGTTACTTAATTTTTGTAATTTGCTTAAGTCTTTTTGCGTTAAAGAACTAATTAAAACCAAACACTTATTTTTAAATGCTTCATTTTCAAGCGATTCAATCAAGCCTTCAATCAGTAAAATAATGAAGCCTGGGCTATCAGAGAATTCAATTAAATCAACATTAAGTGCTTTGAACATGTTTAAAACAGAGGTTACCAGCTTTAAATCTTGCGTTTTGAATACATCTAATTCATAAGCAACATCGTTTAAAATTAAGGTTTTGCCGCGCGTAGCGACGTTGATGCTGTGTTCTATTTTTTCCATTTTATTTCCTTTTTTAAATATAAATGAATTTAATTACAATGCATGGAACGATATTCCATTTAAATATATATTTTGCATTGTCGACCCAGGTGTTTGACAAACAATATTGCCATTAGTATCAATGATAACTCTGCCTTGGACAAAATCGGACTGTGTCCCAGTTGCAGGAACTCTGCATAAATGCGTCGGTCTAAATCCCAATGGCAAATTAAATGCAGCCAAACCACTTGAACCAACTCCAAATGTTAGTAACCCTTGAATAAAAACGATATTGCCATGTTTAAAATATCCAACACCGCTATCACCAGAATAGTTATTTAAAAATGATGTGATGCCATAAAATTGTTCATCGTAAATCAATTTAAAATAGCCGCCGGTAGCCATGTATACTTTGCCGTACAACGCGCCGCGACCAACTAAAATATATCCTTCGGCAGAGTATGCGCGCCACCCTGATTCAGTCGTGCTACCAGCCATGTATACGTTATATGTACTATTAGTCGGGTTTGCCCAGCACACCCCATTGAATAAATTACCGCCGCTTGGCTGCGTCGATTGAATAAAATCCACCGGTTTTCTTAGTAAATCGCCAATGGTTCTTCTGTCAGCATTGTCGGTGACATCCCATTGTTGACCAAGGTTGTAGCTTATGCCAATATTTGAATTCGGATGATTGGTCGGCATTTTAACTCCACGATATATAGTATTGCTGGTCGTCCACTTTTTCTTTTAAGCACTTGCCCTCAATAAGCAAATTTAAAGTATCTTCGGATGGGAAATCAAAAGATAAATTAGGCGACATCGCTATAAAATTGTAAGCTGTTAGCTTAAAGTTTTTGTTTCTAAAATCATCGTAGCCATGAATAACTAGATTAATCGGCTTTCTTTTGAATTCGTCGGTTCTAATTTTTTTCGATTCTGAAATTGTGACTAAAAAATCAATCCAAGAACCAGCAGGAACATATATGTCTTTTAAAAATAGGACAACACCAGATTTATTAAGCTCGTAATCAATATTTGAGACAAGTGCCACGCCGCCAGGCTGAACAGAGGCAACAAAGCTTGTGATTTTCCCATCAAAATTGATAACGTCGTTTTTTGTTATGCTTCTATAAATTCTTCTATTTAAAGTTTGAGCAGGCGTTGCTATTGGCGCAGCACCAAAAACCATACTAACAGCCTCATCTGTCCATTCGCATGTTTTTATGGCGATGTCCACCGTTTCGTTCGTTATGGTTTCATAACAACTTTTAATCGATGAATTCACGACGTTTGCTTTAGCATTAAAACCAATGTTTGCGTGCCCAAGTAAAAATCCTAGATTTTCATCGTTTGCTTGATTTGTTGCAGCCCCGCCATAACTTGAGCCATAGCCAGCGCCATAACCATAGTTTACTTGACGCAATTTGCTGCTATCAAGTATATAAACATCAGCCTTCTTGGCAAAGAAGCAACAATTCCCCATGATTAACCCTGCAGCAAATACCAGCCGAACGGCGTGGTTACTGCGCCTTGTGGAGGCGCAAAATCAGGTCTTGAAATTTGCAGCTCGGTATTCCTAGTTACTAAACCAGTAAAACTCGCGCTACCCATATTCGTATCTTGACTGATGATTTTAAAGCCGTTTGGACATGTAATCTCTACCGCATTCCATAAAAATTTAATAGCCTTGCCATCTGCTTTATTGTAACCTGTAGCATAAGCAACGGCTTTAAAAGGCTCTACAGCCATTGAGCCAGTTGCAGAATCAATGGTTTTGCCAGTGATTTTCAAATTCACCACGCCGTCTGTACCGCCAGCGTAATCGATAAATTTAATGCTTGATGCCAATACTTGAAGTGATCTGATTGAGTTTGTTTTAGGGTCGCGCAGAATCACCATCTCGGCTGGCGTTAATGCTGTTACCACTGGAGTTGCTATTGCCGCACCAGTTGTAGCGTTTGTTGTCGCATTTGTGGTTCTATCCCATTTTAAAGGAGTTGCCGCAACTGCATAGCCTTCAACTTTAAATGCGTCAGCGCCTGTCGCCGCTGCATCAAAATTATATGGTAATGGTATTGTCACCCACTGCTCACTGGTTGGCGCAGTAGCTGAAGGCTTAGATACGTACGACCAAAATGAGCGCGGCGTTCCAGCTACAGAGCCAGTCAAAAATGACATTTTGGAGCCAGTAGATATTTCCATGATGTCTTGCTGAAAGCACTCTGAGTCGAATTCCAAAGAAATGGAATTAAAAATAGTTTCAGCAACTTCATCGCATTTTTTTTGACTGGCAAAAATACTATTTTGCTTGATTTGACTCTGATATCGAGTAGTTTCAACATCAATTTTTTGAGTGAAATTAAAAACCTTGCCGATCGGTCGAAAGTTCTTGCCAGCGGCACGACTGATAGCATCCTCGTAGCGCATAACGCTTAATTCCATATCGTAAAGCACGCAGCAGCTTAAATCAAACGCCATTTTTTTCTCCTAACATATGTTTTTTGTTAAATTAAAATTCATTTTTGCAGTGCAAAAACTGCTTTCGTAAGTGCTCAAAACCGCGCCTTCATAGTTCAAATGCCCATAAGTCGTCCACAGGTTTTTTTTGCAAAATTTGTTTTTTATCTTGGTCAAATATTTATCAAGCTCAAGGCAAACGTTTTGCGCGTCCACTTGGCTATTCGCATTGTGGGCACATGTCAATATGCACCAGCTTTGCACCTCTTGGCGTTCAATCGTGCGTTCATTTTCAAAGTAAAAGTACACGCCATTGCTGTACGCTTTTAAATCATCGTGGTTTAAATTCTTTTGAAGAATCCACTCGATTTTACGTGGGCGTCGTTCCCATTGAATATTATCTAATTCTTGATGCAGCCATAGTCCAAATTCAAGCATAGCCGCACCCATTATTTGGGCTGCAAAAGCCTTGAATATCAAGCGGTGATGCTGCGTAAACGGATGATGTGCTCGGCAGCGCATTTGGCAGCGCGCAAGTGCCGTTATCACACACAAGTTTAATTGTGCCTTTAGCCAAACGGTCTAGCATCGCCATGGCTTCTTTATAGCGGTTGTCAACCTCTTCAGGTGGGTGTTGTTCATAAAATTGCCATGTGGCGAGCATGATTAAAATTTCTTTTAAAAGTTTTGGTGTTTTTCCGTCGCCGCAAGTGATCGGCATCGCGTATCTTGCCGCTAAAAAGCTCATGGCGCGATTTTCTGCAAAGTCAATAGCTTGTTGTATTTTCGCATTGTCATCAATAACACCTTCATAGCGATCACTGGCTTCACTCAATCTTTCATCGCCAAGGTAAATAACCAAGTCATTTTTATTTATGTATTGACCCTGTGGGACTGTTTGAATTAAAGGCACAGGGTTTTGAACATCAAGCACAAGTGCGTCTGCGCTTGTCACGCTGCCACCAGTGTAATTTAATGTTGTTTGTACTGTGTATGTATTTGGCTGCTCAAAATTGTAATTAAATTTAGCAACACGCCACGTTTCTGCACCGACAATTTCAGCATAAATAAACGCAGTGCTTACGTTTATTGTCTCAATTTCACCACTAGGCTTTTGTATTTTACAAGTAACGCTTAGCAAATTAGAGAGCTCGGCAGGGGTTAAAACACCTAGATTTATTTGAACTTCGCGCGTTCCAGTACCGATAATTTCACGTGTAATCAATCAAAAGCTCCCTTTATTTAAGTAAGTTGTTACTTTTACCATTTTTACGACGCTTTGTTTATTTTTTACAACATTGCAGGTGGCAGCTTTCGCCACCACCGCAGGCTTATTTTTAAAACTCGAGGCGATAGTAGGCTTAAAATTCAAAGTTCCCTTTAATTGTTTCATTTATGCCTCCTATACTTCCTCGAAGTTCAATCACAAACCTATTTACTGAGGGACGCCAACAACGCCATCAGCATTTAAGTCAGGTGTAATTAAAGCACTTGGCGCAACGTATGCTACTAAATCTTTTAAGCCAATTTGAATATTGGTATGTGATTTTGGCAGCCATTTAGACGGCAAAGTAATGGTTAAGCCGCCAGTAACGATAGGGTCTTGCACATGCTCAGTAAAAACAGCCTCAAAGCTTGCGCTTGCGTTATAAAAATTACTATTTGCGAAAGTAACGGTTTTAACGCCGTCAACAACGCTAGAAGAAGCATTGAAAATATGTGCTAAGCCATCTTGCGTACTAATTTTTGCGCCATTGATTTCTAAATTTGCATCGCGCAAATTCTCGTAAGCCAAAACTTTTGGTGCAGTAACCAATGCGCGCACAGCGCTTACCAGGGTATAGTCAGCGCTATCGAGGGTGATAGCTCCAGCTCCAGCTGAGATGAGTTGAGGATTTGATTCGATAGTCGCTTTAATTGCCGCCTCGACTTGAGCAAGTTCAGCACTCCCTAAGCTTTCAGCCTTGGCTAGCGCTTCTGTTACTTGTGTTTGCAAGCCAGCAATTAAATTTAATGCGGCGACGTTGTCCGCTTGTTGCTGCGTGCTTAACTCTGTTTTATCAGCGTTTTGCTTTGCAACAATTGCTGCCGCAACTGCGTTTAAGTTGGCTTGGAATAAAGCTAATTGGTTTTGCGCGTCTAAAGCTTGCAGAGATTGCAATGTGTCGACGGTTCCAGCGATGGTTGTCATAGTGACTCCTTGGTTTGGTGAAATGATGTTTTGGTTAAATTGATATGTGTAAACTGTTGGCATTAAACGCCTCCATTGCCGCCACCGCCGCTAGGTGCTGCTGTACCGTTTTCAACAGTAACACTGACATTTGTCAACACAATCCGATGAATTTGAAGGCTTGATGGAGTGTTCGCTTTGACAGCGTTATACTCAGCCTCAGAGAAAGCGGTAACAAGCTGCCACGCTGCGCCCGGATTGGCTGGATCGCGCAATTGATATAAACAATACATATTTTCTCCTTGAAAAATTAAATGTTGTTTTGTGTTTGTTCTAAATTCAAATAGCCGTCAGCCACTAAATCAGTTACCTCTTTAACTGTCAGTGTTATTTTTGGAGCGTTTAAAAGCAATGGTTTATCAAGCAACAAGCCTTGACCATCTTCTATTTTCTCGCCCAAAAATTGGTCAGCGATTAATTTGCCGTCGTCGCCTAAATTTTCGTAAATGGATGAAAAGTTCAACCAGAATATATTTGGTTTAGTAGCGTGCTCTTGCCATAAATCGATACCAAATGCCGAGGTCGTGTAATTTTCGTCGTTGCTCAGCCGCTGCAATCTTGACCATGTATTAAACTGTTGGACAATCATAAATTTGGCGTTTTCAGCCAATGCCGCACTTTCACTGTACAACTCTAAAATTCTCATAACGTCACCCCGTAAAAAGCAGCTTGGTTATTTTTTAAAATACTTTCATCGCTAGCGGATAAAATACTTTCAAAAATAATCAATTCAGACAAAAAACCATCCCAGCTTTGAGTCGAAAAACCATTAATTGATAAGGTCGTGGTGGTTGTGAATGCCCCGGCGTTTTTATTGTTTTGGACAGCATTATTCACTTTTGGTGTTAAGACTGCACCACTTCTAAATGCGGTAAAAATCTTGGGCGTAGCAACGACATCAATCGCGGGGGTATTCACTGAAACATCATTCCAGCCGCCACTATTGCCGCAAAATGTAGCAAAATTGCCATTGCCAGCTCCAAAAAATAAAATGTTATCTGTGCCATAAGTCAATAAACGGCGAAAACCAGCCGCACTACCACAAATACCAACAGCATTAATCGTCATTTGGTTGCCCCAATTGTGATTGGCAGCCGTTAAAAAATTCGCCATTTGCAAATTTAGCGATGTCTTGCCGCTCATTAATTGCAAAACGCCGTTTGTTATAATTCTTATTTGCGATCCTGGATTTGTTTGGCTAAAATCCCTGTTGCCAACATGATCATAAAACTTGGTTATAAACCCATTTGACGTGCTCAAATTACCAACAAAACTAATAAGTGCCGCGCTGTCAAAATCGCCATTAGATAAAAAACCAATGTCTTGCTCAGTGTTGTCGCTCGACCGGCGCACTCTAACGGCATTGCCTGCATACTCATTTTTTAATTTTCTAAAGCCGTAAGCAGAGCTTGCAACAGCGCTTATTTGGTTTAAAACACCATTAAAACCAACTGGTGGCGGAATAATGCCGTCTGCTTGATTGATCGCACCAAAACTAAAACGAGAATGATTGCCAAGGCTTAAACGCATATCAGCTTTCCCAACGCGCAGTGATTGCGATTTGCGTATTCGCTTGGTCAACACGTCGAATGCTTAACTGATTGGCATTACTCACGCCAAAAAAAGTATAAAAGGCGGTTTTAGGTATTTGAAAACCAACACCAGCGCCGCCTTGACGTACTTCTATTGTTGCATCAGATTGATTCGACACAGTCAGCTGCTTGCATGTTTGCGCAGAGAAGTCTACCCAATTTGAGCCAGTCGCAGCAGTTTGCAGCTGTAAATTACCGCCAGTCGCCATAAATGGCACTGTTTGCGTTCTGCCAGCATCTAAAGCTGCAGTTTTATCATTGATTGCGCTTAAAGTTGTGTTGCTGGTGGCTTGATTCGCAGCTGTGGCAATGCCTGCCACAGTTACACCAAATGCACTTGCCCTTAATTGAGCGTCAGTTAAAGGCTGCACTAACGGATTAGGCAAGCGGTCTTTAATTTCTACTAATGTGGCATTGCCTGCAGCTTGGTTAGACGATGTTGCAACACCTGCAACAGATACGGGTACGGCACTTGCACGTAATTGTGTATCCGTAACGGGCTGAACCAATGGATTAGGCAAACGATCACGAATAGCCTCTAAGCGTGATATTTGCGTCATTTGATTTGCCGCAGAAGCATCACCAGTTCCTATAGAACCGCCACCGCCACTGCCGCCTTCACCAAAAAAAGTCATGCTATGCCTTATCCTTAGCTGTTTGTTTGACTTCTTGCTTTTCTTCAATAAAATGCAAGTCTTTAATTAAGCCGCTTTGTTTAATTTGCTCTTCGGTCAATCCATCGCCTTGCTTGACAAAGCCATGCACACATAAAATATTTAAAATTGCTTTAAAAATCATGATGATACCTAGCTGATAACCTGCATAGAAAACGCACAATTTGGATCGCCGACAACTAAAGGTGCCGCTTCAGTTAAAATAACTTTTTGCCCTTCACTAGAGTAAACATTGGTATAAACCTTGTTTGTTGTTTGATTTGTTTCGACTGCATCTAAGTTTTTAATCTTGCCCCAAGTTTTTAAAATAGGATAACCATCAGTTCTACGACCAATAAATATTGCTTTTTTGCTATCAGCCAAAGGCAAAAATGGCTTTTTAGTCAAAACTTTAGTGTTTTGATCAAGGCTTGTGTAATATTCGTTGTATGCATGAATTCGAATGCCTGCGACCTCAATAACCTTCACGCCATTCATAACCTGAGGCAGCGGGTTAGGCATGCCTAAATCCCTAAATTCCTTGCGATAAGCTGCAATTTCTTGATGTTTTCTAAATAAATTAAATACTTTAGGTGACGCTACAACGTCAGTCAAAACGGTGCTGCTGTAATCAAGAAGCGCATCAGCTGCGGCTTGCAGCCCGTCTAATGGACTAGAAGTTGCCACATCCCAATATTGCAATGGAGCTAAACTTGTTGCCAACAGCCCAGCATCACGCTTAAAATCGATCAATTCGCCGTTGCTAAAAGATGAGCGAGTATCAATTTTCCCATTAAGTAAAAACTGCATCATTTGTTCTTCACCGCGATTTTGCAATGCCAAAGCTTGTTGCGCTAGAATTTTTAGAACACCATTAGCCAAGCGTTGCTTATCATCACTCGCACCCACCATTTGGCTTTTTAATACGCCATCAATCAATAAATTTTTATTAAAAATATCGCACGGCGTTAAAATATCGCGCATTTTAATATATGGCAACTTGTAACGAGAAACCGTGCCGCCTTCAGAATATACGGGCAACCCATCACGACAAGGTGTTACGTAAGGCGCAATGGATTGATTTGAAAAAATATTAGTAAAATCAATTTCATCATTCGGCAAAACAATTTCTTCACCAAGCAAATTCCACAGATAGGCTGTAGGCTTAAATTGCGTTTCAATAATAACTTGTAAGCGTTCTAGAGTTAAAGTGTTAAATTGCATTTTTTATTCCTAAACCAATTTAGCTGTGTTTAAATTTTTAGCCGACATCACAGCCTTGATTGCATCGTTAAACGTTACTGAGGCTGGTAAAATAATTGCATCCTGATTAATTCCATCCGCCTCAATAACCACACTTGCGCGCGGCGTTGCTTTGCCTGCAGTCACCGATGCAGTGGTGTTATCAAGTGCATACACTACAAGGCATAAGGTATCGGTTGCTACAGGTGCACCAGTCAATTTACTAATAGCTCCAGTGGTTAAATCGATTTTTGCCAATTCACCAGAAGCAAAGGTTTGAGCCGCCTGTACAGGCAAATCTCCTGACCATTTAATGCAGCAAGAACTGCCAATAAACAAACGTTTAACATCAGCTTCACCGCTGCCTAAAAACGCACCACCATCGCAACAATCACTTTTGTAATTTGTTGGGTTTGGATTTAATAAAGTATTTGGCATTTGCGCCCCATTAATTAAAAATTGATATGTGTAAACCGTTGGCACTTTTAGGCAATATTGCTAGAATTTGCAGCAAAACTAAACCCCAAAAAACTGTCAACCTGCCCGCCTTCAGCAATTTGCTTACTCAAACTCACATTTTTTTGAAGCATCGATGCATCAATTTTTTTGCTAGGTTGCTCGGCAGGCTTAGCATGTTTCAAAACAATCTTTAATTGCTCTTGGCTCATTGCCGCAAAATGCTTAACCTCATCATCCGCCAGTTGCACACCTGCTTCAATGAATTGCGCTTTAACACTCGCTTCTGCTGCTTGTGCTTTTAAAGTTGCATTCTCGCTTTTTAGCGCTTCTTTTTCGCTTAAAACCTCATCATGCTTAGCCTGCAAAGCCTCAAGTTTTTGTTCTAATTCCATATTTAAAACCTCTTTTTGTTCCTGTTTTTTTGCTGCAATCTTGGCAAAAGTAGTAGAGTCCGCGCCAAAATTGACAATGCTTAATTCACCGATTGTTACTTGCTGCATAACAAATTCCGGGTATTGCTGCGCCCCGTTTACAAAAACACCATCTTTGCCCACTCGTTCTGCTATTTGAGAATAGCCGCCGATTGACAACTCAAACGGATGTTTTTTTTCCATGAGAGCGGTAATTATTCCTGATTCTGGTAAATCTTTGTGCCGATAAATCACTCCTGATGCGTAAATTTTGTTTTCTATTTTTTCTAATGAAGTGCGCCCAATTGGCATGCCGTAGTCGTTGTGGTTCCAAAAAATAGGAACTTCATCTTTAAATTGAGTACTTGATAAATCAACAACACATGAACTGATTTCATTGCCAATCCATTGGTCAATAACGCCGCCGCCATAAGCCAAACCAGTGAATTTGATATCACCGTTCTCTTGTGTCGCCATTTCAGCAGCCGCGAATTTAAATAATGTATTGCTTTTCATTTATTGAAAATATATTCAAGTAATTAAAAATACCATAGAAAATGCCACGTTTTTTCAAAAAAAGCGGCAACTTAAATGGTAAATTTAAAATAAAAATACTGTGATGAAATGGGACTAGATACAGCCAACGCTATACTTATTCAATCGACTGTCGATGCTGTTCTTCAAATAGCCAGAAGCCAGGATGAAACTAAAAAAATTCTTCAGGACGGCGTTGCAGACAGAATGACATCGATAGACGACAGAATGGGGTCGATAGACAACAAAATGACTTATGTCGTTGAAGCCTTGAATTTGCATGAGTCCAGGATCAATGAGACCAGAACAGATGTGGACAAAAACACATCAAACATTGAAAATTTAGAAAAAGATTTTAAAAAAAAAAGCAGGGTATTTGTGCTAGGGTTACTACTTAGCTTTACTTTTAGTACAGCTGCTCTAGCACTTGATGATGAATCGCAAACCAAGCTAATACCATTTATTTTTAAATTAATAACCGGGCTAGCAAATTAATGTTCAAAAAAATAAAAGAGCTATTTAATAAGCCTGTCACGCAAAGCAATAAGGCATTTTCATGCTCAAATATAAATCAAAGAGTTTTATTTGATTTTGATATAAAGAATTTAAAATACGAAGACCTAAAAAAGGTGCTATACGACCCTGAGGTCGCGCAATGCTTAAGCACAATTGAAGACAAAATACGCGGATTAAACTATTCAATCAATGATGGCAAAAGATTAAGCCGTAATCTTCAATTCCTTGATTCAGTTATAAAAAACAACATAGATACATTAATTAGTGGCTCATTACAAGCATGGGTGCTCGGCTACTGGACTTATGAAATTGATTATATTCAAATTAGCGATACAATCGCAGTCAATAAAATAAACGGCCTTGGTTTTAATACAGTTCAAGAAAATAAAGACGAGCAATTAATATTCCAAAATGAATTATTAAACCCATTGGTATATCATCGTGTAAAAAGCAAAGACTATAATATGTCAGCTATGGGCGATGGATTGGCGCATAAATTACATAATATCATATGTAATAAAACCGATGCATTTAAGCTTTATGCGGATGTTTTGAGTAGCCTTAGTGTTCCAATTAAGGTTTTGGGCATAGAAAATAACAACATCGATTTAGCCACACAAGAATTAATGCTCAAGGCGTTAAAAAACCCAAGAGGTGCGGCTTTAATTACTGGCAAAGACGACAAGCTAACAAGCGTCAGCCATAACATCAACAATCAATCATTTAATGATTTTATTGCTTATTGCGATTCTGCAATTCAAAAGATGTTACTTGGTCAAACATTGACCAGCGATAGCGGCAAGAATGGCAATTATGCAACGGCAAAAGTACATAAACAAGTGAGTGATGAAAAACTTCAGTCATTCGCTGATTTTGTAAATACTGTAGTCAATGATTTTATTCAAACGATTTTATATGTCAATGGATTTAATGAGAATGAATGCGTATTTAAATTAAATGACTTCACCAACTTAAATACTGATAAAGCCGAACGCGATAAAGTCCTATTTGATATGGGTGTGCGATTTAATAATGAATACTTTACCAAAGAATATGGTATCGATTCTGATTTATTTGCTATTGAAAACACGCCCAAAGAGCCACAAATTGCAGCAATTAAAGCACAAGCTATTGAATTGGCTGATAAAAAATCTATTAAGCAAATAGACGACTTTCAATCCGTTATTGATGATATTGCGGAAAGCGCAATCAATGATCATGTTGACAATTTTCACGATGATTTAAAAAAAGAACTATTGAAAGCCAATGATCTTGAAGATTTTTTAAAACGCGCCAAAAAGCTGTTGGATGCAAATAAAAATAACGATTTTGACGGCATTAGAGATTATTTGAAGGCGGCACAGGTGTATGGGTATTGCAAAGTGGAAGAAGAGGCGCAATGAACGTCTTTCTTGAAGCTTTAGCCTACGCGGAGTTGCGTAAAATCGTTCTGCCCGATGCTTATTATGATAAGAAAAACGAGGCGCTGAGAGGCGAGACATTCAGCATTGCCAGCATCGAATCTATGAGTGTTTTAACCGATGTTTTAAACCTTTTAAACACGCAAATTAAAGAAGGCGTCAGCTTTAAAGACTTTCAAGATAGGCTTAAAAAAGAAGAGTTGCTGCCGCAATTCGATGAAAACCGCTTAAGCATCATCTACCGGACAAACATGCAAAGCGCATTTATGTCAGGGCAAGCGGCAAAAATCTATGACGATGACTACATCGAATATCTGCAATACGACGCTATCGGCGACACCAGAACACGTAAAAGTCACCGCGCCTTTGATGGGTACATAGCACCAAAGGATGATCCATTCTGGCGCACTCACTTCCCACCATGCGGCTATCGTTGCCGTTGTGGCGTTATCGCATTAAGTAAAAGACGCGCTGAGCAACGATTAAAAAACAATCCACCGAGACCAGAAGCTCCGCCAGACAAAGGCTGGGAATACGACCGAACAGGTCAAGACGGCTTACAAAAAGGGCTTGATTTGGCAGAAGAAAACGCAAAAGCAGCGTTAAAACAAGCCGAAAAAGCAATAGAAAAGTTACTTAAAGATTTGAATAAGGGTTAAAAATGAAAACAAACCTAAAACCACAACCGCTATGGCTAGACCTGGCTTACAAGTCAATCGGGCTTAAAGAAGTGCCTGGAGTGGCGACACACCCAACCATCAAGCAATGGCTTATTAGACTTGACGCATGGTGGAAAGACGACGAAACGCCTTGGTGTGGCGTCTTTATTGCCTTTTGCATGAAAGAGGCAGGATTTACTCCACCTAAAAACTACTTTAGGGCTAAAGAGTGGATGAGCTTTGGCGTTGAATGCAAGCCTGAATATGGCGCTATTGCTGTGTTAGGTCGTGACGGCGGCGGACACGTTGGCTTTGTGATCGCGGTTGCGCCAAATGGCGATATTCAACTTTTGGGCGGCAACCAAAGCAATGCGGTGACTAAGGCGTGGTTTAAAAAGGATAGAGTACTAGGCTTTAGAAAGCCATCTGGAGCTACTTTAAGCGCATTAAACGCCACAACCAAAGCTGGTGCATTCTCTAAAACAGAGGCTTGATAGGTGCTTAAAATGCTATACATCGATATTTTAAAAAATGAAGACGGGAAAAGTGTACTAGAAAAAATTTTTATTTGGGAGAACCCAAAAACGCTAAAACGATTTTTCGCGCCACGCGGATTTGTCACTGACTTTGTAAGTACACGCGTTTTAAAGCTTTCTTCACGTTGCGACATCCCGGCTCTTTTTCACGATGTCGACTATTGGTATCAAAACAAATCGCGCACGGATGCCGATCGGGATTATCGGCAAAACCTGCTGGCTTTGGGCGTTGGTAATTTTAGTGCGTGGGCACAATACAGTGCTTTACGTGCTTTCGGTTGGGCTGCATGGAACGATAATAAAAAACAGCGAGAATTGCAAGGTGACGCTCATAAAATACTAAGTGATGATGAAATAAACCATCTTGCGAGCGCGCAAAACGTTGTATTTTAGCTAAATCTATTTTAAGCAACCTTACAGGCTATTTTATGCATTTTATCATTTGGATAATGAAATTGCATTGCTGCGTATTTTTAATTGCAATATGCGCGATTCTGAAGCATCATTATTTTTTAATAAATTCTTCATGGGTAGAAAAATCGATTTTTTGCCCACATCATGATTTTCATGTTAACAAAACGCTATTTTTTACCTATATAATATTTTCGTGTTAACAAAACGCTATTTTTTTAACATGAGCCAGTAGCAACACCTATTCACTAGCAGCTCAAAAAGAATTAAAATTAAGCATTGGCAAAATTACAAGCAAAATCCATGCATTCTTATGATTTTACACTAAAATATGACGGCGATGCGCTATCAAGCCACAGTATGGATTTGCAAGACCTTGCGCCAGCCTTGCTTGGAATTTCTGAATTATTAGGCAATGTGGCTAAAATCATTGTTGGCGACGATATAAAAATAAGTGTGAAGATTAAAGGCAACCCACAAGAAGGCAGTATATGCTGTCATCTTGAGATTGTGCAATCAATTTTAAAACAATTCACTGATTTATTTTCTTCAAATGAAGCAAGCGCATTCAGTAACTTAATGACAGTTTTGCAAGCAGTTGGTATTGTTGGCGGCGCTGGCATTCTTGGGTTTTTCCTGAAAATAAAAAAAAATAAAGAGATTGCCAATATTGAACTAAAAGGAGAGCAATCAATCATCACTTTCACTGATCAATCAACATCTATAGAGCACATACACATCGGTCAAATTATCCTAAATCATGACTGTATGCACCAGCTCAATAAAGTGATTAAGCCGCTAGAGCAAGACGGTGTCGATACTTTAGTTTTTAGCAGCAACAGTGATGACACGAAAGTAAGTAAAGATGATATTCCTTATTTTAAAAATGCCACAGTCAAACAAATATTAAGCGTACAAGAACAAACACAATGGCTATCGATTGAAAGCATATCCTTTAAAGATGGCAATAAATCAAAGTTTAGTGATGGCACATCAAGTTTTTATGTCGAAATAGGCGACGATGATTTTATGAAAAAAATTAATTTAGGCGAAGTATCTTTTGCAAAGCATGATGTGCTTCATTGCTTAGTAGAAATTGAACAATCGTTTATTCAAAATGCTTTAAAAACCAATCGAATCATTAAAAAAGTTATTGAGCATAAAAAAGGGATGAACCAAGTAAAAATGGATGTTTAATGCGCTTATGTATGCATGCTTAAACACCTGATAAACAATTTTTTCACCATCGAAATATTCTATTTTATATAGCAGAGCCATTGCATCTTGAGCCTTATTTATAAAGGGTTTTAGTTAGATTTTTGTTAAAAAAATAGGCATAGGGGCACGATGATTTTTACTAAAGGTGCGCATGCTCAAACATGTGATAAATAAAGGGCTCAAGTGCTTTAGATGCCAAAAATAGGGGCACAGGTCCAACTGTTTTCACAAACAAAAAAGCGGCTATTAAGCCGCCAAAGTAAATATTTAATTAGTTTTATTATTAAAGCGATCTAGCATTTCCTGCAAGTACACACACATACACAATGTTTTGGTTTCATTGACCATATAGCTTTGCCTTCGCTATCAAAAACCTTAATAACTCCTTTTTTGTCTTTAGCAAGCAGGAATGCACCTATCGCAATCGCCAAGGCTTCGCCTAAATCGTCTCCTTTGCCAATTGATTGTGACATCTCTTTGATACCATTAAGTAACTGCCCACTTATTGTTTCATTATCCACCTTAAGCCCCTTTAAATTTTTTAAGCACAAATAAAATTACTGGCATCGCGATGCAAAACACAATAATCATAGTGTTGAATGTTTTAGCGTTAAAGTAACTATTTTTCGCCGGTGTTGGCGCTGGTTTTGCCGTAGCTACTGCTTGCGGTGCAGCATCCACTTTTTTAGCTGCTAACTTCTCAACGTGTGCTTTTAAAAGGTCGTCCTCCCATTTTTTCTTTAATGCAAGATCTTGCTCTTTGCTTAATTCAATCATCATGGCTTTCTCCTATAGTTTAAATTCTTTACGAATCGCAGCAATATCGCCTTGAATTCGCCTGATGGCTTTATCATCACCAGTACTCAATGCAGATTTCAATTCATGCTGCTTAACACTTAATTCATGGCTTAAAATGGCGTGTCTGTCAGCATCACCACCAGAAAACTTACTTTTAACGTGACGTGCAGCACCTTTTATCTTTTTATAACCATTTTCAACTGTGTTTTTAAAGCTTTCAACAGTAGCATTTTGCGCCGCTAGACTTTGTGCGCTTGGCATAAAAGGGCTTGCTGTGCTTGCTATAGGTAAAATGCCTTGAGTTATAGGCGTTATGGCATCATCCGCGTCCGCTAGTTTTTGCGCATGCTGGTTAAATAGCTCACGCTCTTGGCGGCGCGCCTGCATGATTTTTTCCACCAAACGCCCTGCCTTTTGATTAGCTACTTTTGGCGAATAAAGCTTTGCAAACTTCTTGTACTCCTGATTGAATAATGCAACTTCCACAGATTTAGCATTGCTATCCTCTATAATCTGTTCCATTGTAGCTTTGTCCTGTGCCGTTGCTTTAGCATCCAAAGCTAAAATATTCGTGAATTTCTCTGGCATGAAGTCACCCAATGGTTTACCGCTAATGATTTGCGCTGTAACGTAGGTCGATCCGCCCAAAATAAATAAGCTAGCAGTGCAATAAAAATACACTTTTAATCTATCTTTCCACATAATTAACCCCTGTAAACACTAGTAATAACACTTAAAACTTTTTCATTGTCTTTTTTTGATGACGCTAAAACCACAGTCAAGCTCACTGCAGAGAGCGTAAAAAAGAAAAGAATCAAAAACACGTAAGCTATAAAATTTTTATTCATCGTTATCACCTTTTTTTGACTGTTGCACTTCTCTGTCTAACTGCTTGATTTGATAAGTTGTAACAACTTTCTCAATATCGTTGCTAGCCGAAATTAACAAACATATAGCGGCAAATAAGCATATAAAACCAGCCAAAACCAAAAATAAAAACATAATAATCTCCTTATGCGCCACGAAGGCGCTTTAAAAATAATGGTTGTGGTGTGGTTTAGGCGTTGGCTAGAAGCTTATCTTCTGCTTGAGCGAAGACATTCATACCGCTGGCTGACTTAATGAGGTTTGCTGCAAGCTTCACGCTGCTTCGCGCGTCCTCAATGCTGGCATCGCTGTACCGCTGAAAGTGCTCCGACTTGCCGTATAGTGCATTCTCGATGCAGGCGCGCGCCATGCCGTAGTTCTTGTTTTTTAGTCGGTCTTGGTCTTTAAAATGGCTATCCGCGCGTTTTAAATTGTCGTGGGTGAATTCCAAAACCTTGCCAGCGTGAAGCAATGCGTTGTTTATTGCATCGACTACAGTGAAGAATACCTGTGCCTTTACTGCTTGATCAAAGTTTGGCGCAATCGCTGCCGCCTCTTGCTTGACTTCATCGGCTTCTGTCAACTCGATGGCTTCTGTTTGAGGGTTGTAATTGCTGGCATCAATATTATCAATAAATGACAGGCATTCATCAAGGTGCTTGGGGTGAAGCTCTTTATAGCTAGGTATGTTAAATTGGTTATAAACACAACGCCAAACATAGCTAAAAATCTTACCAGTGTTTAAATGTTTTTTCAGCGTGTGAATTTCTTTAACCTTGCGACCAACTGCATTTTTTATTGTTTGCGCTTGTGCTGGGTCAATTTTACT